GCAATCTATCTACAAACAACCTAAAGAATATTTCCAACAATTTGATTATGTCATTGGTGATGAGGCACATTTATTTAAAGCACAATCAATGACAACAATTCTTACTTCTTGTATTAATGCCAAATACCGTGTAGGGCTTACAGGAACATTAGATGGTACAAAAACACATAAACTAGTATTAGAAGGTTTATTTGGTCCTGTTAAACAAGTCACTACTACCAAAAAACTTATTGACAATAAACAACTAGCTGAATTTCAAATTAAATGTTTAGTTTTAAAACATGATGAAGCTATCTGTAAATTAATTAAGAATGCTGCCACTTATCAGAATGAATTAGAATATTTAATCTCATCTGAAGCAAGAAACAAATTCATCAAGAACCTTGCTGTGTCTTTGAATACAAACACATTAGTTTTATTCCAAATGGTTGACAAACACGGCAAAATATTGTATAATATGATTAAAGATACGAAAAAGATTGGTGATAGAAAAGTATTTTTTGTTCATGGAGGAACTGACACAGATGACCGAGAAAATATTAGAAAAATTATGGAATCAGAATCTAATGCCATTGTTGTTGCATCTTTTGGCACTTTTTCTACTGGCATTAACATACGCAATCTTCACAATATTATTTTTGCTTCTCCTTCCAAAAGTCGCATACGAAACTTACAATCGATTGGTCGAGGATTACGCCAAGCGGAAGGCAAAGAAATAGCAACACTATATGATATTGCTGATGACTTACGAGTAGGCAAACATATGAACTTTACTCTCAAACATTTTGTTGAAAGAGTAAAAATATATACAGAAGAGAAATTTCCTTTTAAAATTTATAAAATAGGTTTAAAGAATGAATCAAATTAAAATATTAAGACTACAATCTGGTTTAGATGTTGTAGCCAATGTTTGCATTGATTTAAATGGATATAATTTAAAAGACCCAATGGTCGTTGATATTGACCATTCTGGTCCACGTGCTGGTTTGGTTATGCAACATTATTTGCCGGTTCAAATCATTAAAAAGAATACAATCTCCGTGGCAAATAATAATATTCTCTGTGAAATAGAACCTTCTTTGGAATTTTCTGAATATTATGAAAATACGGTATCTAAAATTGCTGAACTTCTCCGTGCTAAGTCCGTCATTGAAGAATTGTCTAAAGACGATTATAGTGATGTTATGGATGCTTTTGAAGATATATCATATGGAGATAAGGTAATACATTAATATAATATATCAAAGGGGGACATACAGAACTATACATGATGTCAACCTATTTGTCAATAACTTATGTGGTAAACTTGAAAGATAATAAAATGACTGAAATCAAAAAAAAGAAAAAAGAATATGTAAACAATGCTGACTTCCTTGAGGCACTTATCAAGTATAAAGAAGGTTGTAGAGATGCTCAAGAAAAAGGAACTAAAGAACCTCCTATACCAAATTACATTGGTGAATGCTTCATGAAGATTGCCGAAGGATTATCACATAAAGCAAACTTTATCAATTACACATATAGAGATGAAATGATTTCTGATGGTATTGAAAACTGTTTAATGTATTTTAATAATTTTGATCCAGATAAATCTAAAAATCCATTTGCTTATTTTACACAGATTATTTACTTTGCTTTTCTACGAAGAATCCAAAAAGAAAAGAAACAGCAATATGTTAAGTATAAAGCAACAGAACAATTTGGTATATTAGATGAATTTGAAATGATGGAACTTGAAGATGGTACCATGAGGCAATTTGAAATGTATGATAATCTTTCAGAATTCATTGAGAACTTTGAAGAAACTAAACGAAAGAAAAAAGAATTAAAAAAACCAAAAGGTATTGAGAAATTTCTAGATGAAGAACCCATTGAACCAGATACCGTATAACGAAGAAAATCTGGCCAAGATATCAGAGATAATCAAAAAGAATTTAACGATTGATTTGATACCAAAGAAATGGCAAGCACGAAACATATCTAATCCTATGTTTGGTCATTGTCATAATGTGGCTGGTTGTTTATATAAAGTTTTTGGTTCATCTGCTGTAAAGATGTATCGTGGCTTAGATGATGAAGGCATTTATCATTGGTGGGTTGTAGATTTAAACGATAAGATTATTGATTTGACAGTTGAACAATATACAAGTCAAGGTAGAAATGCGCCATACGATAAAGGCGAAAAATCAGGACTACTTGGATTTCAATATAAGCAACGAGTTTTGAGATTAACAGAAAGGGTTATGGCAGAATATGAAAATAGGATTCACTTGTTCCGCATTTGATTTGTTCCACGCAGGTCATATCATGATGCTAAAAGAGGCAAAAACACATTGTGATTATCTCATTGTAGGACTTCAAACAGACCCCACACTTGATAGGCCAGAAAAGAATAAGCCTGTTCAATCGGTATTTGAGCGATTTATCCAACTACAAGCTTGTAAGTATATTGATGAAATTATTCCATATTCTACCGAAAAAGATTTGATGGACATCTTGCTTTCCATCAAAATTGATGTTAGGATAGTCGGTCGTGAATATGAATTTAAAGATTTTACCGGTAAAAAGATACCTGGTATTAAAATCATTTATAATAATAGAAAGCATTCTTTCTCAACAACTGAACTCCGACAAAGAGTTAAAGATTTATCATAATGAAAATAGCAATTATAACAGACCAACATTTTGGTGCTAGAAACGATTCAACACAATTTCTAGATTTTTACGAGAAGTTTTATCGTGATACATTCTTTCCAAAATTAGTTGAAAATAATATCACAACACTCCTTATCCTTGGAGATACTTTTGATAGAAGAAAGTATGTGAATTTCAATACACTCAAACGAACTAAAGAAATGTTCTTTGATAAATTGGTTGAATTGAATATCAAAATCCATATGATTGCAGGTAATCATGATACTTATTTCAAAAATACCAATGATGTTAATTCTGTTGATTTATTATTAGCAGAATATAACAACATTGAAATTCTTGATACACCAACTGACATATATCTTGATGAAACTGCAATCTGCATGATACCATGGATAGCACCAGATAATTATGCTCAAGCTATGCAACATATTCAAGAATCTGATGCTATTGTTTGTATGGGACATTTTGAGATTGCTGGGTTTGCTATGCAACGAGGTTTTCCAAGTCAAGAAGGTTTAGATAGAAATATATTCAAACGATTTGATATGGTATTCTCTGGTCATTATCATCACAGGCATCATCAAGATAATATTTACTATCTTGGTAATCCATACGAATTAACATGGGGTGACTATGATGACACTCGTGGTTTCCATTTATTTGATACAGAAAAACTTGAACTTGAATTTGTTGCTAATCCAAATACAATGTTCCACAAGTTACCTTATAACGATAAAGAAAACTCCATTACAGAAATCAATAATATGGATTTAAGTAAGTATACCAACACATATGTTAAAGTTGTTGTTATCAATAAAACTAATCCATTCTTGTTTGACAAGTTTATGGCAAATCTATATTCAGTTAATCCTGCTGATGTTACCGTGGCAGAAGATTTTACAGACTTGACAGAAGGCGTGGAAGATGATATGGTGGACCAGGCTGAAGACACAATGTCAATTATTGAAAAGTTTGTGGATGGAATTAAAGAAGAAAATATTGATAACATTAGACTTAAAACTGTGATGCGTAACCTTTACGTTGAAGCACTTAATATAGAGAACGAATGATTATATTTCAAAAATTACGATGGAAGAATATTCTTTCCACACCTAACGTCTTTACTGAAATTAATTTAGTAAGGTCACCTAATACTCTAATCATAGGCAAAAATGGTGCAGGTAAATCCACTATTCTTGATGCGCTATGTTTTGGTTTATTTGGTAAACCATTTCGTAAAATACCTAAAGCATCTTTACTTAATTCTATCAATCAAGCAGAAGGCATTGTTGAAGTAGAATTTTCTATTGGCCAAAAACAATATAAAGTTATTCGTGGTATTAAACCTAATACATTTGAAGTTTATCTTAACGGCAAGTTAGTAGACCAAGATGCTAAATCAGTAGACTATCAAGAGCAATTAGAAAAGCATATTCTTAAACTCAATTATAAATCATTCACACAAGTGGTTATATTGGGTTCTGCTTCATTTGTTCCGTTCATGCAATTATCACCAGGTGATAGAAGAGCAATCATTGAAGACTTATTAGATATTCAAATATTCTCAACAATGAATTCTGTTGTTAAAGATAAGATGTCCATTATTAAAGATAGTTATACCAAAAACAAATATGATATGGA